CTTGCCAAACTCGTCAATGTCAATCAACACTGGCTTGTCATTGTGCGCACCAAGTTCTTCGTTGGTGAGATACGTCACGTAGCCCGTGCCATCATCCATCTTGGCGATGTTTGGTATCGTGATGTCACCCAAGTCCTTGGTGGTGCAATCAAAGTAGCATGACACATGATCAGGCAGTTCTTGCGATAGCATTTTGAGTAGTGATGACTTGCCTGTACCCATGTCACCCTGTACGAGTACGGTACGCTTGTTGCCTGTTGACAAGATAAGTTTTGCCACTTGATCAAGTCCGAGTGCATACATTGCTGTTGCTGTATTCATGATAGTCTCCATTTCATAAGTTATGTTAGTGAGTCACTAACAAGTTAAAGGCCGATAGATGGTAGTGATTTGATGACTTCATCCACAGTACGCTTAGTCTCCGACCGCAGATGTTCGTCCTCGCGTAGTGCATCGGCGTTGACACCACGAAATGCGTCCTCAAGTTTCATACGTGCCGCAGTCATCTGGCCGTCACCATTGACGTTACACACGTTAAGAAGTTCTACCATGTCAAGCACGTTGGTCACGAGCGTGTCGCGGAATATCTTCTTGTCATCACTGTCCGAATAGTCGAGACGCTCCGACATGGCAGACAACGCCTTGTGTGTACGTTGCCACACATCATTCATTGCGTTGTTAAGCTGTGCCGAATAGTAGTCTTGATAGTGCGACTTGACTTGCTCGGTTGCCTCATTGCCAATGTCAATGCGGAAGTCACCGCTGTCAGGCAATGGGATATACGACAAGCGAAATCCGAACTTGGTGCGTATGGAATCCAACGACGGATACTCGTCGCGGTCAAACAAGTCACCCAGCTTTGCGGATGCTTGGGTGATCTCCCATTCGTAACCATGTAGAAACGTGTTAACGAGTATGTGAAACTCGTCTTGCATTTCAGTCATTGCTTGATGGTACTTGAAGTATTGAGCCGTTGGCAAAAGACGCAAGCCCATATCAGACCATGGCATTGTCATACTGTAATGTTGGTTGCGACCATTAGCTACGAACTTCTGTATCGCAACGAGTTCTTGACAGTCAGCCATTAGCTTCTTGTGTACAGACGCAACGCCCGATGCCGCGAAGTTAGCTTGGGTAACATCGTCTGATGCTTTGCGATCTTTTTTGCGTCCTGTCCATACAGAGGCTGAGAAGTCAACAAGCATTGCAGATGATCCGATGCTTGGTGCGGTTGGTGTTGTTAGTGAGTCACTAACATTTTGGTTTGTGATAACGTTTTGCATAATGTGTCCTTTCGTGACAACGTGTTAACAAATAGTCAATCTCTGACTATCTTTATATTATAGCAAACGTGGTCAGGAATGTCAAGTAATGTGAAAACGTGTTGTTATATGGCTATGTGTGGTAGCTCGTGAAATGTTCTGTAATGTTCTGTGACTGTGGCGCGTAACGCCTTGGAAATGCAGGAATGTTCTTTTGTTCTCTCTGAAATGGAGTTTAACATCCGCGTCGAGGGTCGATCACGTTTTAGAACATTTAAAAATTATGTTAGTGAGTCACTAACATAGGATAATAATAATAATAAAATAGAACATTACACTACTACTACAAGATTAAATAAGATTAGATACGTTTTGATAGGCACATATGCTTACTACATATCATGCGTTACCACTGGCTACCACAAAAACATAATGTTCCACGAGTAGCCCAAAAAAGCGAACATTGCAGAACATTTGAGCGAACATTAGAACATTAGAGGCTCAACGCTGCTCTGAGAACTGGTTTCATTTTGTTAGTGACTCACTAACAAGTTTACGTGCGCGGCAGTCATGCGGCTCAACGCTGCTCTGAGAACTGGTTTCATAGGCACAAAAAAAGAGGCACGACCGAAGCCGTGCCTGATTGTTATTTGTTTATGCTTTTAAGATACCTAATCCGCTTTTCATATTCCAATGCAATCTCATGCCTAGAATAACCGCGATAGTGTCCAATCTCTTCCGACATCTCAAACCATTTTATCAATTCGGATAATGTAAGGTTTTTCATTTTAATAACTCCAATAGTTTTCTGGTATCGTGTTAGTCGATACACAATAATTAGCTTGTGATAGTGGTAGTAAATGATCTTTGCAGTTAGAAAAACTGACTTCCCATTCGCCATCACGATTTTCGTCAACCGTAACCCATACCATCTCTTCACCGTTTAAGAATATTCCAGTCATAACGTGTTCCTCTCATAAGAAAACCAGCCTAGCGGAATTGCTAGGCTGGTATAGTGTTTAGTGTTTCACACCGTGCAGGACACGCTTGCAAGCTTGAATTGCGTCGTGCAACGCTTCAAGGTCGACAAAATCGACATCTGCGTGTGAACATGGGATGCCTTCGCTATTCTCGATAACCTTGGTGCAATCTTGCAGGTTATCAGCAATGCGTTGGCCGTCTGATCTGACGCGACTAGGCGTGCCACCGTCCGCGATCTCTTGACCTATCTTCTCGCGTTTTTCTAGTGACTTTTTATAATCACCGCGAATGGCACCGACTTGTTGTTGCCAGTATCGCTTACTAAGCTTCTGAGCTTCAGTAAGTGACTTAGTAGGTGCGGCCAGTATCTTCTGAGTAGTGGCCGAGAAGCCTAGCACAATGGCCGCGTTGAACTCGTCAAACCATTGTTGACTAGCAGTCGATTGGCTAGGCGTATCGCCTTTTGGTTTAGGTGATATCAGATGCGTGCTAGGTATCTTTGCCTTGTGCAGTGTATCGACTAGGCTTGTGACCGCACGATCACCGGATAATTTCTTCTGCGTAGTTGACGTTACCTTGCTGGCAATTTCAACTGGTAGGCTTTCAACTTGATTAGTCATAATCGTGATCCTCTCTTAGATCGCTATGAGAAACACACCGTGCGTCTCTCGATGATTAAATAATGACACGTTTAGGCGTGTAATGGTATGGAGCTTTGCAGATTAGTGTAGTTTTTTGTTAGTGAGTCACTAACATTTACAGACTGTATGTTTTTTTGCCATACGCTGATCCCACCCATACCCCATATGCCGCTGTGTGTTGTAGCTGTATGTCTGTCTATATATTAGCAATTTTCTCAAATAAATCGGTTTTCCCTGAGTTCGACCCCCCACCCCCCTAAATATAGGAACACCCCCCGGTAGGAGTCCCAACCTCCTTGCATAAAAAATAATTTTACTATATAGATTGATACGAACGGTTAATAACCTGCGAAAAAACATGAGTATACTAGTAGAACCAGAACTAGGTGTGGCGATTCCTGAAGAGCTACCGCCCATGGACCTGAAGAAACGCACTGACGCGGCTGCTGAAACCGCCAAAGAGCTTGCTGACCATGGTGTAAACCTAGAACCTACCAAAGAAGATGAGGATATTGCTGCCAGATTGGTCACGGCATACGCTGATGACCCCGAAAACACGTCTAAAAAAGTTACCACAAAGAGAGCAGCAACACTTACCCCGGCATCTCTAGTGCTTACAAATAACATTTTGCAGGAATTTGGCCATTCTGTAGTCGAAAGTGCGTTACAGGTACGTCACTTGGTGACTAACAAGCTCATAGATGAGACAGAAAATCCAGATCCAAGAGTACGGATACGTGCTTTGGAGCTGTTGGGCAAGATTTCTGACGTTGGATTGTTTGCAGAGAAGTCCGAAGTGACCATTACACACCAGTCCACCGATGATCTACGAGCTAGGTTAAGGGAAAAACTACAAAAGCTGAATACACCAGAGGAAGATATGCAAGATGCTGTCGTTATAGACGGTGAAGTTCTGGATGTTGATGCTGAACTGGGGCTGGAGACAGAGGAATGAAGACTTTTTTACTGGTTATAAGTATTTGGGGTTTCACAGCAGAAGAAGAGTGGGTATATGTGGGTAATAATGTAGTTTTAGACGTACTTATGCCCATGGAAGAGTGTGATGCCATGGCTAGAAACTGGGTTTGGCGTGAGAGTAACGAATACTATAAGTTAATTGTACATTGTGAAGAAGCAATATTACCTGCAGAGCCTGAAGAGAAGAAAGAAACATCATTGTGACGTCAGCTCTAGCTTCAGATTTTACTGATGGTGAGGTTCAACACATGTTGGACAACCTTGACCAGTTTACTGCTGAAGAAATCGTTGAAATAGACAAATTAATAGATGAACTGGACTCCCGAAAAGCTAATCAGGCAGCATTTGATGATCTGATTGAGTTTTGTAAGCGTATGCAGCCTGATTATATCGTTGGTAAACACCACAGGATGCTTGCAGACATGCTCATGGACATCGCAGAGGGTAAAAAAGACAGAATATGCGTCAACATACCCCCCAGACACGGTAAATCGCAGCTTGTATCTATATTTTTCCCTGCTTGGTTTCTGGGTCGCAACCCTAATAAGAAGGTTATGATGGTGTCACACACCACTGATCTGGCTGTAGACTTTGGTCGTAAAGTTCGTAACCTGATATCTACAGATGAATATAGTACTATATTTCCTACGGTTAAATTAGCCATAGATTCTAAATCTGCTGGTCGATGGAACACTAATTCGGGAGGTGAGTACTATGCGTGTGGTATTGGTTCATCTATTGCTGGTCGTGGCGCTGACCTCTTGCTCGTTGACGATCCCCATTCCGAACAAGATGTCATTAACGGAAATTTTGAAGTCTTTGAAAAAGC